CAATTTGTTCAAGGCCGCCAGTGATGCGCTGGTCGGGGCTTCCATTTTGGAAGATCACAATTGCGAATGGCTGGAAGCCCGGTGGGTGCCGACAGGTCCGCAGTGTGAATTGATCGTGGAGGAACTAGAAGGCGAGAACTACTGCGGCAACGACTAAGCTACGGAGAAAAGCAATGGACAGAAGCAGGATCGACGCACTGGAAGAGGCGCTTACAGCGGCCATCGCGTTTATAGACCAATACGTAGATGTGGAGGACGGCCCGGACGGAATCCCCGCGCCTAACTATGCAATGTCGCTGAATACTTACTTGCAAGAAGTTTTGGAGGGGAAAAATGGATGACGATCTTGTCAAAAAGCGGCCAATCTTCCCGATGACTGATAGTCGTGGACGAATATGGAAACGCAATGAACACGGAAACTTTTGCATAGTGTTGGAAAGTGAATACCGAAACATTTTTTTGTTGCGCCGTAAAAAACTTACGTACAAGGCAATAGGTAATATTTATCAAATACATAGCAATCATGTCAGGAAGCTTTTCTTCCGTTACATGAGACGCAGGCGCTTTAAAGTTTTGAAATATTTAAGGTCCCGTTCTGATAGGAAAAACAATGACTGACGATCTTGTGGCGCGTCTGCGCCTCATCAGCGCGTGGAAAACGCCGGGTGGTCCTATGCCAACTGAGGACATGGTCAATCCGCATATCACATGCGCGGAAGCCGCCGACCGCATTGAGCAACTGGAAGCGGCATATGCCCAACAGCAACAGGTTTGGAGCGATGCGATAGCACGCGCGGATCGGTATGAGGAGGCGCTGTCCCGCATTTACGCATGGTATCCAATCAGCGTTGCCCAGCCGCACCAAACCATTAACGACATCAGGGAATTTGCCCGCGCCGCATTAGGGGAGAAGAAAGATGACTGAACGGTATGTTGAAGCGATCAACAGAACAACCCGTATTGCGGTTCTAAACGATGGGGAGCTTATTTCAATTACAGGTTGGTATTTAGACGGCGAAGATTGCGATCCAGAAGATGCTGGTTCATGTTCTTGCGGACCATGCAGTCGTGGAAAGTGGTATGTTGTTGATCTGTCAGAAATGGATGGGGTGATGCAATGAAAACTACAGAAGCGATTGAAGCGGTTATCAAAGAGGACGGGATTGATAGTGCAGTTGAGTGGATCGCTGGTGTGGTGGATGAAAAGCACAGTCGCATTGAGACGCTGGAAGCGGCGCTGCAATCGTTGCTTGATGTTCAGAACGGGCCACCTTTGATTAAATACGCTGATGAATGGGGGTCTGCTGTTGAAGCCGCACGCGCTGCGCTGGAGGGGAAAGATGGATGATCTTGTGAAGCGACTGCGTAAAGATGCTCTCTCGCAAGAACAACTGTGGACGCTGCGTGATGCCGCCGCCGACCGCATTGAGAAACTGGAGAGTCTGTTCCCTGCAATCCTCGAATACTTAGAGGATCAAGCTGATGTGGTTGATGGCGACAACGGCATACCTGCGCCTAATAGGGCGATGGCGCTTCTGGTCTGGACGAAGCACGCACTGGAGGGGAAATGAACGACAAAGGTTATTTCCCGTTCCATTTGCGCCAACAGGTAGGGTTCATTGACGAAACAGGCAAGACCTATGGCCAGTTGAGCGTGATCCGCTACATCAAGAGCGATGGGGCTGGTCGGCGCAAGAGTGCGATGTTTGAATGTGTCTGCACTTGCGGAGAGATTTGCGTCTTGAAAGGACAGCATCTCCGTAATGGGTCTAAAACTATGTGCCTAAAATGTTATGACATGTCTCTCGGACGAACCGGAAAGAAAGATGCTTTATGATTACGAGATTGATATGCATGACGATAATCAGAGCAAGGATCGTGATCATTGTGCTGGGGATGATCGGAGCGTTGTTCGGATGCTCCAAGAAACTGGGATGATGGCGGAGGGTTGAACTATGATAAAAATTGCGAAAGACTATCTCGCTTCTGTGCGTGGCAAGGCGATAGTCACATGGTGGGCGGAATGGGCGACGATGGTCGTTGCGGTCAGTTTTGCGGTGTTCATGGTCCTGTTCTCGGCGGTGCTTGGAGTGGGGTTGGCGGCTGCTATTTTCATGTGAGATGGTGCATGTGCACATAGGTTCTGTTTTCTTTTTCCATGGTCAGTGGCGGAATGTGAAACGAAAGCGCGAACAAAAACAATAATAAACTCGTTTTCTGGAACATTTTCCATTTCCATTCCTCTCCTGAATTCCACTCACTCTGGAGGAAAAAGAAAGAGAGAAAGTAATAGAAGGAAGGTTCGTGAAATTGCTCTAGCGAGTGGAAATGGAAAATGCGTGAGACGACACATCTGAAGAAATGGATCCGGCAGAATTGGGTTGGTTGGATTGAGTCATATGAACCTCGGCTCGGTTCGAACATGGGCATACCGGACATACAGATTATCGTTGGTCGGAGAATAATTCCGATTGAGCTTAAAGTTGCTGATTTGAAGGATGGCATCCTGTATCCGTCAGAGATCAGACCTCCTCAGATAAACTGGCACCGCAGGCTGGCGGAGTTTGATGTTCCCTCTGTATTCCTTTTTGGGGTTGGTCAGGGGACAGTTCCTGAGCATTTGTTTGCTGCTCCGGGTGACGGAATCAAGCATTGGTCTGCTGGTTTTGAGATAGAGAATCTGGCAGAGATCTCGGTCAATCCGAAACAATTCACCAGCTCGCTCTCGTCGTACATTGCTAGGCTCGAGGAGATCTGCCGATTGAGAAGCAAATAGGTTTGCTTTCTCGGTGTGATGGGAGGATAATCTCTCATCACATCGTTGCATCAGGAGTTGGCAGTGGGTCGCCTTCCCAAAGCACAATCGAGTGGATACACCAGCAAGAACGTAGATCTGGAAGTTTTCCGTCACATTCTATGGCGGATGTCGAATGGCGAATCTCTGACGCGCATTTGCAAAGAGGAAGATCAGCCGGACTATGGTGTGTTCATAAACTGGGCGCAGAGCTCCGAAGATCTCTATCAAGAGTACGCGCGAGCTCGGCAGATTCAGTCAGATTACTTCGCTGATCAAACCATCGAGATCGCCGACACCGAGACCGACAACCATCGTGCGCGCAACCGCATGGACGCTCGGCGTTGGCATGCGTCCAAGATCGCACCGCGCAAGTACGGTGATAGGGTCGTTCAGGAGCACACCGGCCATGGCGGCGGACCGATCGCGATCGCCTCGCTCAACCTCAAAGGTCTGAACGACGATGAGCTATTGGCCATGCAGAAGATGCTGACCAAGGCAGTTGACGCCGAATGAATGCGCCCCTGAGCCCAGCGGTCATGCTCGACATGATCAAACGGGAGCGCGAAAGGCGATTGGCCTCGGCGTCATTGTACGAGTTCGTCAAACAATCTTGGCATGTGGTCGAGCCGGGAATTAACTTCATACCGTCTTGGCACATCGAGGAAATCTGCGAGCATCTTGAGGCAGTGACAGCGGGCGACATCCGCAGGCTGCTAATCAACATCCCACCTCGCCATTCCAAATCGACCATTGTGAGCGTGATGTGGCCGATGTGGGAATGGCTGGCCAACCCTCAGCACAAGTATCTTTGTGCCTCTTATTCCTCGAACCTCTCGATCCGAGACAATCTCAAAGCTCGTCGATTGGTCCAGTCGCCTTGGTATCAGGAGCGTTGGGGGCATCTGTTCGCCTTGGCAGGCGACCAGAACGCAAAGCAGCGGTTCGAGAATGACAAGACAGGCTACCGTATCGCAACCTCTGTGGGTGGTACGGCGACGGGCGAAGGCGGCTCGCGCCTGATCCTCGACGACCCGCATTCGGCGCAAGAGGCACAGTCTGACGTAATGCGCGAGTCGGCCATTGAATGGTTCAACATGGTCTGGTCGACCCGTCTCAACGACCCCAAGAAGGATGCAATGGTCACCGTCATGCAGAGGTTGCATGAACGAGACGTCAGCGGTCTGATCCTGAACGAGATCGGGGGATGGGAGCACATCTGCATTCCGGCAGAGTGGGATGGCGTCAAGCGCAAGACTGTCCTCGGCCCGTACGATCCTCGAGAGACCAAGGGCGAGCTGATCTGCCCAGACCGTTTCGGCGAGCAAGAGATCGCCAGCCTGAAGCAATCGCTCGGAGCCTATGGCACAGCCGGGCAGCTGCAGCAAGATCCCACGCCAGCCGAAGGCGGCATCCTCAAGACCAAGTTCTTCAACCTTTGGCCATCGGAGAAGGGTCTCCCTCCGTTTGAGTACATTCTGCAGTCGTA